CTTTCAACAATGGGAACTGCAACATTATGGAAAATGATTATGTCCTCATGGTCTTATAAACATAACTTAGCATTACCAAGAAAATTGGAAAAAAGAAAGTTTACGGGAGGTCTTTCTCGTTTGGTACAAGTTGGGTTCTCTAAAAATGTATTAAAACTTGACTACTCTTCACTATACCCATCTATTCAGTTGGTTCATGATGTCTTTCCCGCTTGTGATGTTACAGGTGCGATGAAGAGTATGTTAAAGTATTTCCGTGATACTCGTATCAAATACAAGAACTTGGCAAGTGAATTTAAAACAATAGACCCAAAACTTGCAATTTCATATGATAGAAAGCAGTTACCAATTAAAATCTTCATCAACGCTTTCTTTGGTTCATTATCAGCACCACAAGTGTTTCCGTGGGGGGATATTGATATGGGTGAACAGATTACTTGTACAGGTAGACAATATCTTCGTCAGATGATTATGTTTTTTATGAAACGAGGTTATGTTCCACTTGTAATGGACACGGATGGTGTGAACTTTGAAACTCCGTCAGACCGTGATGAATACAAATACATAGGTAAAGGTCTTAACGGATTGGTTAAAGAAGGAAAAGAATATGTCGGCGCTGAAGCGGATGTTGCGGAATACAATGATTTGTTTTTGAGGGGTGAAATGGGATTGGATATTGACGGTGTTTGGCCATCTACAATTAATGTTGCTCGTAAAAACTACGCACTTCTTACCGATAAAGGAAAAGTAAAACTTACGGGTAATACAATTAAGTCTAAAAAACTTCAAACATATGTTGCTGAGTTCTTGGATAAAGGTCTTCGAATGTTATTAGATGGTAAGGGCGGTGAGTTTTTAGATTTCTATTACGAGTATGTGGATAAGTTGTATAACCGACAAATTCCTTTGGCTAAAATCGCAAATAAGGCTCGTGTTAAACAGTCTATTGATGATTATAAAGTTCACATCACAAAAACCACAAAGGCAGGTAACATGATGTCTCGTCAAGCTCACATGGAACTTTTGATTAAGGAGGGTAAGAACCCTGGTCTTGGTGATACAATTTTTTATGTTAATAACGGTGAAAAGAAATCACACGGAGATGTTCAAAAGAAAAAAGACGAATTAGTTTTAAATTGTTATTTGATTGATGAAAAAGAAATAGAAAGGAACCCCGATTTATTAGGTGAGTATAACATTGCAAGATATATGGCGGCGTTTAATAAAAGGATTGAACCACTATTGGTTGTATACAAACCTGAAATCAGAGAAGATATTTTAATTGAGGACCCTAAGGACAGACCTATATTCACAAAGACACAAACAGAACTTGTGAGAGGCTACCCAATGAAAGAAGCGCACCAAGATACATTAGAGGAAGTTTTATCACTGTCAGACATGGAATTAACATTTTGGAAAAATGTTGGGATAGATCCGTATTACATGTATATTGATGACACTTTAAATTTAGTTGATGTAGAGTGGGTTGAAAAAAATAGAGTTATGATGGAGGAATATGTGAAACAAAACAAAAAAATTGACCAAGAAGAATTCTATGAGTTTGATGTGGACGGTGATCTTATGTCGTTATCGTTTGATTAGGAATTTTTTAAACCGTCAGATGAAAGTATATACCAAAAACCATTTATATATTTAAATTCAACACATGACCCTTTATCAAGTTCCACTTCATTAAACTCTTCATCAATTAAACTTTCAGTTTTTACTAAAACTTTGGTTAATGATTTAACAACTACATGGTCAGTGTTGTTATGATTTAAATATAATTCGTGATTTTCTTCACCTTTATAAACAATCACATATTCACCATTTGTAGTATAGTCTTGACTAATTACTACTGCGGAGTCCGATGTCTCAATTTGATTTCCATTAATAATTCTTAATGAAGGTATGGATCTAAAAACTGGCATATTTTAATTATATGACGGTATATGGACTTGTAAATGGTCTAAACTTAAGGGTTTTGTTCATATTTTCAGCCTGTAACCCTTTAATTTCCCATTGTTTTTCCGGTCTTAGTCTTTCTAAACGAGTTTTTAATTCTTCCCATAACATAGCTTTTTCATCTTTTGCTTCTGTTTGTAAACTCTGATATTCTAGTGTAAGTTCTGAATCTGGTGTTTTTAAGTTTCCACTATATTTTCCTCTTACTCTTGCCAATGTTTCTTTACAATACGCTGTAAACCATCTTCTTACCCAAGTTTGTGCCGGTGAGTTCAATTCGTCCCATCTCATTTCATCGATAGGAACATCTGAAGGAAGTTTTACAACATCCTTATTTGCTGCTAAACAACCATCCCTATCAAATGTATCGTAGTACCAATACCATACTCTATATTTTTGGAAATTAATATTCCCAAAGTCAAATTTTCCACCAGGTACATTCATTAAATGTAATGCCTTTTTACCTTCAGGTAATGCTGTAATTCGATATGTAAGTTCACCTGTAATTATTCTTCTTTTAATATTGATGTCCGACATTCTCAAAAGGATGTCAAAGGCAGGTGTAATAAAATAATTACCTGTCGTACCCATTTGAGAAAATCCAGCTCCCCCACCCAATCCAATACCACCGAATCCACCAAATCCACCCATGAATGGATCAAAGTAAGCTGCGTCTAATTCTGATCTTGAAAACCAAAGTAATTCATTTACTTCTCTACCTGCCGGTATTTCATATATCTGTTGGTGAGGTACTAACTCAATATAGTCTTTTTTCAATACCCAATCACCACCAGCTTGGAGACCCACGATTTTAGAATAAGCGTATGTATATTGAGTTTCCCAATCTAATGATCTTGTTGTAAAGGCTCTCGTTAGCGATTGTTCATCTAAGTTCATTCCGTAAAGTGAGGACCACTGACTTTCAATCAACCAATCATTAACATGTTGTGCGTAATCTTGTACTGATAATTCTAAAAGTGAGTCCAACATTTCATCTTCGAGTTCGACTGAACGCAATGGTGCCCCCAAAAGATTTTTAATTCTTTTGTAAAGTTTACTTCTTTCTGGTTCTGTAATTATTGCTGTGGACATAAGAATATTTTCTATATAAATATCTTATAAATAAAAAGACATTAAAATTTCCTTTTGGTTTGTGTGGTGTAGAGATCATTTACGAACCCCCAATTTACAACTTTCCAAAAATTACTAATATATTTGTCTCTTTCATTTTTGTACTTGAGGTAATATGCGTGTTCCCATAAATCTAATCCTAATAGTGGATACCCCCCGTTTTTTTCAATATCCATTAATGGGTTATCTTGGTTTGCTGTAGTGACAATTTTAAGACCATTTGTTTTGGTTAAAACCAACCAAACCCATCCTGAACCAAATCTACTTTTGGCTTCTGATTCAAATTTTTCTTTAAATTTTTCAAAAGACCCAAAGTGTTTGTCAATTTTAGTTTTAATAGGATCTATTAATTCTTGTTTTTTGGGTGAAAGCATTTTCCAAAAAAGAGCGTGATTAAAAGCCCCACCACCATTATTTCTAACTTTTGTATTAAATTTTGAAATTTTGAGTATTATTTCTTCTAAATCTAAATCTTTACCTGAAATCTTATCTAATTCTAAATTTAATTTTTCAACATACCCTTTATAGTGTTTGTTATAATGAGTTTTCATAGTTTCAGTATCTATGAATTTTCCTAACGAATCAAAATCGTATGGTAATTTATCGATACTAATGTGTTTAATTTCACTTATAATTTTTTCATTATTAAATGAAACTATTTCCAACTTATTTTCTATCTCATTTATTTTTTTTTCAAACTTTGTATAGATAATGTCTTCTAATTTTTTGTTACTTTTTTCGAAGTTTTTAACATCTTTACCTGAAATCGCATTAGCATCATCTTCGTTTTCACCACCAATGTCTTTTCCCTTTTTTCTTTTTAAAACGGTTCTTTGGTATTCGTGTTGCCACTCATGAGACAATGTTCTTAAAATATCACGATTTAATCTGTCTTTAACTAACACTTTTAGAACACTACTATCGGTTCTCGACCCCGTGGTCATAGTACCGAATCTTTTGTTTGTGAAAATTATTTTAACATCACCTTTAAGGGGATATTCTTTTTTAAGATAAGTAATAAATCTTTTGATTAATAATTCTTGATCTACTTTTGGCGTGATTCCTTTATATGATATTTCAACATTCATATGTATAAATATCACCTTTGTTTAGAAATCATATTTAACATTTCTTCTATTGTGGATGCGTCATCCATCATATCATCACCCATTACTGTAGAAATGATCTTTTTCTTTCTATTTAGTATATCGTAGATTGCACCCTCAATTGTATTTTCAAAAATAGGATAATATACTGATGTTGAATTTTTTTGTCCAATTCTATGTGATCTATCTTCAGCTTGCGAATGTTCTGCAGGTACAAAAGATAAATCATTCATGATTACAGCTTCCGCTGAGGTTAAAGTTAATCCAACCCCCGCTGCTTTTAAATTACCAACAAATACTTTTATTTTATCGTTCGTTTGAAATTCGTCTACAGAATTTTGTCGGTGCGGTTTCGAACAAGATCCATCTAAATAGACTGCAGACTTACCAAAGTGATTATAAATTTCTTGTAGTGTATCTGTAAAATTTGTAAAAATAATAACTTTTTTACCTTGGTCTATAATATTCTCAGCAAGTTCTATAGTGCTTTTTACTTTCTCACTTGCAATTATTTTTCTCACTTTCATTAATTTCCCAAACTGCAAAGTTAATGATGACGATTCTTCACTATTGTTGTCATACCAATCAAAATACTCACCCATCAAATCTTCATAGTCTTTTGATTTAAGTCTTAAATAGACAGGTGTGATAATTTTTTCAGGTAAATCTAAAACATCTTCTTTTAGTCTTCTGAGGATGTGAGTTTGTGTCCTATCTCTTAATTCATCTAAGTTTGAGGCTCCCGTAACATTCCAAACTTTTCTTTTCCCAACACTAAATTGGAATCCGTTACAATATCTTTTAGCATACGCCATCCAATTCATAGCAACAGGACTGTCAACAAGATTTAAAAGATTATAATAATTCATAGGTCTGGATGTCATTGGGGTTCCCGATAATAACCACACCCTTGTTGATTTTTGTGTTATATCATTAACTATTTTTGTCCTTTGAGCTTGGGGATTAGAGATCATATGAGCCTCGTCCATAATAATAAGATCAAAGTTAGACTTTAAAATTGTGGATTCATCTTTCTTTTTTGGGTCGTGAAAATTTTTAAGTATGTCATAATTGATGATGACAAAATCGTGTTCGTCTGAAAACTTTTTTCCTTCAGAAATATAAACAGATCTATCTGAGTAGTTTTCAATCTCTCTTTGCCAATTTATTTTCAAAGAAGCGGGACAAACAATTAATATTTTTTTAGCTCTCGTCTCAAGTGCTGCGATAATTGTTGCAGTAGTCTTACCAAGACCCATATCATCTGCCAAAATAAACTTTTTGTTTCTAACAAGTTTTTCTATTGCTTCTTTTTGGTGATCCATCGGAGGTCTGTGATTATATTTATCATATTCAATAAGCACATTTTTAACTTCATTGTCTTTAATTAGCGCTGATTTTGGCATCCAAAAATCATGTAAAGTTTCACCTGAAAATATTTTACCCCAAATATGATAAGCTTTGTCTTTTTCAACTAATAACTTTTCTACATATATTTCTGACGGTTCTTTCGTGTACATTTTGTCCTCCATCAGTTTTTTCCCAAAGTAACTATCTAACTTGACCCACTTTTTTGCAACTTTAGGTGTTGTGTTTTTGTAAAGGTTGATGTAATCCGATTGACTTCTTGTTGGTGTAAAAGATCTACTATTTTCTTTTTTATGTTTCAAATTTAGAATATAGTTATTTGACCCGTCATAACTTTCAAGTGCGACGAGTGCTTTAGATTCGGGGGTTTTAGGAATAAAATCTTCCATAATTAATAATTAAAAATAAGTATTAACAACTAAAAAATCAATCAAAGTATTTATAGATATGGCAGATAATAGAGTTCCAATTACTAGACTTAATAAGTTTTTTTCAGAACAGGACTTTGATTTGGACCTTTCGATGGGTGAAGAATGGTTATTAGGTGATATGAATTTCACACTTGTTTTGTATCGAGTAGATAGACAACGAACCGATACTGATGATGTTTACGGTGAGGCTATTTCAGATGCTATACAATTTTTACCTCCTGTTGAATTTAAGGGATATGTCAAAATAGATACTCCTACTAATTCAGATTTAGGATCTTCAAAACTTTATCAGTCGGAACCTGGTAATCTAACAGTTAGTGTTTACCAAAAAACATTAGTAGAACTTGCTGTGGAAATTTCTTTAGGTGATTATATTGGTTATTACGAAACAGAAAATAGAGTTAGGTATTATAGTGTTGTTGATGATGGTAGGGTTGTTTCTGATTTGAAACATTCATACGGAGGATATAAACCGTTTTATAGAACCATAAAAGCGGCTCCTGTTACGGATAACGAATTTAGAGGAATATAATTATGGCTTTACCAAAACAATTTATAAAAAAACTTCCTTTAGTCCCTCAGAAAGTTGGGGTAGAACGAAGACAGGAATTGTTGGAAGAAATAACCGACAAAGGAACTTATTTACCAAAGGGTGTTTTACATGCCGATTTGGATAGGGGGATGTTAGACTTTGTAAAGAACCAACTAAAGTTAGTTGTTGATGAAAAAAAAGTACCGACAATAGATAGAATCATTACAAACCAAAGTTGGATTCAATTTACAGAAACTTGGGACTTTAAGGATTTAGATAGTAATATAACATTACCATTTATATCTACTGTTAGAATGCCTGAAGTAAAATACGGAACTAATAATGCTGGTAGAGCAAATATTCCAGAAAGAAGACAGTTCTTCTATTACAGTGTCCCAACTTGGGACGGTCAAAGAAAAGGTGCGGATGTTTATAAAATACCACAACCAATTCCGGTAGATATTACTTATAATGTAAGAATATTTTGTAATAGAATGAGAGAGGTAAATGACTTCAACAAAATTATGATGAGAACATTTACTTCAAAACAAGCATATACGCAAATCAAAGGACACTACATTCCAATGACATTGGAGGATGTTTCAGATGAATCAGTAAAAGAAATAGAAAAAAGAAAATATTACATATCGACATATAAAATACTAATGATGGGTATTTTGATAGATGAAGAAGAGTTTGAGGTTACTCCAGCAATTTCAAGACAAGTTTCACTTTTTGAATTTGATACAAGAAAAAAATCAAAAAGGGCGGTTATTGAACCACCGAATCCCACAGATTTTAATTTAGACTTTTTGTTTGTCACAGGTAATACTTCATTGACAGAGGTATTCAGATATAATGCAGATATTAGAATCTTAAGAACTGACAATGTCGAAAGTTGCTATAAAATATTTTACACATCCACAACTAATAATACTTTAAGTTACACTGTTTGTAACGGATCACCAACTACATTATCGCTTTCGCCGGGTAATACAGGAAATGTTTGTGTACAAGGTGGGTCTACACCCACATTATCAAATACTACTGGGGGAACTATCACGACTTCATCTTCATGTACACCAGGATATTCAGTATATGTAACAAGAAATTTTGTAACATATTATTTGGGTGATGATATTGAGACAATTCAAGTAAATGCTGGAGACACTTTGAATGTGCAAGTAAATAAATTGAATTCCTCTGAGTCAGCAACAATTTATACTAATGTTACTTTAGTATAATTACTCACCGTATATATCTTTTACTTCTTCACAATTTTTTTTAATCAGATTTTCCAAAAATTTATATATCTTAAGTCCCTTCTTTTCACAGTACTTTTTTAGTAGTTCATGACTTTCTACTGATATTTTTATGTTTTTGATTTTTTTCATTAGAAATAAATATTTTATTAGGCAGAAAAAAGGCAGAAAAAATACATACTTCCTTTAAAATAATAGAATCAGAGTCAGTTTTTTACTTTTTGATGATGTATTTATAGATAAAATAAATCATTTATTAATAACTAAAAATGGCTTCATCAACAAAAGTATTTGTGTCTCCTGGTGTGTATACATCTGAAAGAGATTTAACATTTGTTGCACAGAGTGTGGGTGTAACAACTCTTGGTTTGGTGGGTGAGACTTTACAAGGTCCAGCTTTCGAACCAATTTTTATAACAAATTTTGATGAGTACCAAGTGTATTTTGGTGGTACTAGTCCTGAAAAATTTGTTAACACACAAATCCCTAAATATGAAACTTCATATATCGCTAAATCTTACTTACAACAATCAAATCAGTTGTTTGTGACAAGAGTTTTAGGTTTATCAGGATATGATGCTGGACCGTCTTGGTCTATTACCACTATAGGTAATATAGATCCTGCGACTTTATCGGCAACAACTAGTACAGGACCTCAAACAGTACAGTTTACAGGTACCACAGGATCAAGTGCTAATATTACTATCACATCAGTACCTGCTGGATTAAGTTCTGATTTTTACAGTACTTACACACAATATGACGGTGGAACTTCATCTTTAAATGCTGATTTCCAATCCTACATTTCCACCCAACTCGGATACTATGTAGCAGCATCACCACTTACGGGTACAACTTCACAATTCTGGGGTTCTGTAAGTCAATCAACCGCAAACTCAACAACAGGTGTTACATTAAACGGTTCGGGTACGGTCTCAGCATCTACCGAAACTTTCGGAGTTCCAAGTATATTGTTTACTTCTACAAATGTTTCGGCATCCACAAACGATGCTTGGTACTATGCATTATTTGATTATACTCCAGCGTCACCGACAGGTACTTATGCGGGTTATGGTTTTGGCGCATCAATGGCCACTATCACTACAGGTGCAACGGCAGGAACATATTCAGGTACTGTTTCTGTATTCTATAGTAACTATGTTGCAACCGCAAACACAACATGGGATAATGTTGTAGTTACAACATTAAGATCACGAGGTATTACCAATTATTCTTCATCACAAAACGGACCACTTTATCAAGTAACGGGCACAACAGATGTGAGTATGGTTTGTACAGGTGCATACTCAGGTGTGTCGACAGACCCATATGCAACATTCTTAATTACCGGTACAACAAAAGATTCTGACACTTTCAGTTTTGAAACGTCGATGCTTACTTCGGATTCGGAATATATTTCTAAAGTATTCGGTAGAAGTAATTTTGCAAAAGACAGAACAGAAGTTCCATTATTTGTTGAGGAGGTTTATAGTAGTCTTCTTTTAAATGGTTATAGACAAGGTTATGTCAGAGGTTTAAATTGTAATTTAGTTGAATTAAATAGTGCTAAATCATTAGCTACAAACTCAATCGGGTTTTACATGGAGCAGTATCAGACTCCTGAGACACCATATGTTGTTTCTGAATTGAGGGGTAATAAAGTATACAAACTTTTTAAATTCAAATTAATTTCTGATGGTAATGCGGCAAACAGATTAGTTAAAATATCAATTGCAAATATGTCATTTAACAACAGAACATTTGATGTGTTTGTTAGAGATTTCTACGATAATGATCAAAATGTGAGAGTAATTGAAAGTTTTACAAACTGTTCATTAGACCCAACTCAAAACAACTTTGTTGCTAATAAAATTGGTACATCAAACGGAGAATATAACTTGAATTCAAAATATATAATGTTAGAAATGAGTGATGAGGCACCTGAAGACGCATTACCATGTGGTTTTGAGGGTTACACCATGAGATTATATGATGATGCAACACCTCCATTCATTGTTTACAAAACTAAATATTTGAAACCTGGTGACTTAATTTATAACCCACCTTTCGGATCTACTTCAGGGGGAGACAATTCAGTAATTTCAAATGGTGAAAACCCAAGAAAGGCATACTTAGGTATTTCTAACATCACCGGAGTTGACTACGACTTCTTCGATTACAAAGGTAAACAACAACCTGCGAACATAGCAACAGATACTACAGGTCCTGAATGGAACTACCAAGTTAAAGGTTTCCACATGGATAGTGGGGCCACTGTGGTAACAATCGCAGCAGGATTTAACACTTCTGGTGAAACGGCATTCGAAGTAGGTGTCGGGTCATTTAATTCTGAACCAACCGATGTAGACAACCCATACTATCGTTTGAATACTCGTAAGTTTACATTGTATCCTGCGGGTGGTTTTGACGGATGGGACATCTATAGAGAATACAGAACAAACGCCGATACATACGCACTTGGTCAAACAGGTTATAAATTTGGTGCAGCTCCATCCACAACTTATCCAACAGCAACTGGATGGGGAGCTTTCAAACAAATTTCAGGACCTAACCAAGAGGTTTGGGCAAACACTGACTACTACGCTTACAAATGGGGTCAAACAACCTTCAATAATCCTGAAGCGGTAAACATCAATATATTTACAACACCGGGTATCGATTATGTGAACAACTCTAACTTGGTTGAAGACGCAATTGATTTAATTGAATCAGATAGAGCAGACTCAATTTACATTTGTACTACTCCTGATTTTAACATGTTCTTACCAACATGGAATGATGTGTCAGAAGGTTTAATATACCCACAAGAAGCTGTGGACAACTTAGAGGAGACAGGAATTGACTCTAACTACACGGCTACTTACTACCCATGGGTATTAACAAGAGATACTGTGAACAATACACAAATCTATTTACCACCAACGGCTGAAGTTGTAAGAAACTTAGCTTTGACTGATAATATTGCTTTCCCTTGGTTCGCATCTGCAGGATATACAAGAGGTTTGGTAAATTCAATCAAAGCAAGAAGAAAACTTACACAAGAAGATAGAGACACACTTTACAAAGGTAGAATTAACCCAATTGCAACTTTCTCAGATGTGGGTACAGTAATTTGGGGTAATAAAACTTTACAAATTAAAGAGTCTGCGCTTGACAGAATTAATGTTAGAAGACTATTACTTCAAGCTCGTAAATTGATTTCGGCAGTGGCAATCAGATTGTTGTTCGAACAAAATGATGATAAAGTTAGACAAGATTTCTTGGATTCAGTAAACCCAATTTTGGATCAAATTAGAAGAGACCGAGGTTTGATTGACTTTAGAGTTACAGTTTCTAACACACCTGAAGATTTGGATTCCAATACTTTAACGGGTAAAATATTCTTGAAACCTACAAGAGCATTAGAATACATCGACATCGAGTTTGTTATTACACCAACAGGAGCATCTTTTGATGATGTATAATAGAAAATAAAAATGGGGGATAGAAATATCCCCCTTATTATATTTATATTAAAAGACTATGAAAATAGAGAAAAAAATTATCAAAGAAAGTATAGGGGACAAGAAAATGAGTCCTGAAACTTTTTCTACACAAAAACAAAACATTATTTTAACTGAATCTCAGTTGGACACATTATTGAAGAAAATTAGAAAATAATGAATGTAAAAAAACATGTTTACAACTATTTGAACAGAATAGTGTCGGAGGGTATTGATGAAACAGGCACACCTGACACTAAATATTATGCATTCGATTGGGATGATAATATTGTTTATATGCCAACGCAAATTATAGTATTGACCGAAAATGATGATGAAATCGGTATGTCTACCGAAGATTTTGCAGAACACAGACACAAAATTGGAGTTGAACCCTTTTATTATAAGGGAACTACTGTTGTTGGGTTTGCAAAGGACTCATTTAAATTTTTCAAAGAAATGGGTGACAAAAGGTTTGTTATTGACTCAATGCTTGCTAAACCAGGACCATCATGGAATGACTTTGTTGAATGTATAAACGGTGGATCAATATTTGCGATTATCACGGCCAGAGGGCATAACCCTTCGGCTTTAAGAGAAGGTGTGTATAACTTTATTGTTAGTAACCACAACGGTATCAATAGTAAGTTACTAGTTGAAAACTTAAAAAAGTACCGAAATTTTTTCTCAGAAGATGAAATGGTGACCGAACAAATAGATGTCAATTTTTCTGACAAAGAGTTAATTGACGAATATTTGGACCTTTGTGTTTATGAACCCGTAACTTTTGGACAAGGAAGTGCTGCCAATCCTGAGAAATTAAAAATTATAGCAATGAGAAAGTTCATAAGTTACTGTCAAGGATTAGCTGATGAGATCGGGAAAAAAGCTTATTTCAAAAACGGTGTCGCTAATAATGAGATTATATTACAGATCGGTTTTTCAGATGACGATGAAGGTAATGTAAAATCAATAGATAATTTAGTGTCTCAAGAATATCCAGATGTTCCTATATCCGTATATCTAACAAAAGGAGATGAAAAAGTTAAATATAATAAGTAATTAAGTAACTTTCTAGTTAAAGAATATTTTAAAAATACTTGGAAGTAAATAGAAAAATTTGAAACAAGGTATATTTATAATAAAAATAAAAGAAAAAACAAAAATTTAAACAATGGCTGATTTGTTAATGAAAATGCCCTTTCAGTATGAACCTAAAAGAGCTAACCGATTTATATTGACTTTCCCAACATCTTTGGGAATCAATTCTTGGTATGTAGAAAGCACATCAAGACCAAGCATAAAAATAGAATCAAAAGATATCGCCTTTTTAAATACTAAAACATATGTGGCTGGTAACTTCGAGTGGGAACCTATTAGTGTTAAGTTTAGAGACCCTATTGGACCATCAGCTGCACAAGCACTAATGGAGTGGGTTCGTTTACACGCTGAGTCCGTAACAGGTCGTATGGGTTACGCTGCGGGGTATAAAAAAGACATCGATTTAGAAATGTTAGACCCAACAGGAGTTGCGGTTGAAAAGTGGATATTACAAGGTTGTTTCCTAACCGATGTTAAATTTGGTGACTTAGGTTATGATAAGACTGACATCATGACTATTGATGCGACATTAAGACCTGATCGTTGTATATTAGTTTACTAAAATAAAAAATATTATTATGTTCGAAACCCACTCACAAGGTGGGTTTTTTGTTTACATATAATAGATGTAAAGTATATTTAAAATAAAAAACTATGAATACAGTCGAATCATATGGACAAATGGACTTCAACTTACCACACGATGTGGTGAAGTTACCAACTAAAGGAATATTTTATAAACCTAAAAGGGAAGCATTGAAAGTCGGGTATTTAACGGCTAGTGATGAAAACATGTTGTTGTCACCCAATTTATCGAGTGATGGGGTAATCCCCCTTTTGATGAAAACTAAAATTTATGAACCTGGATTTGACATTAATCAGCTACTAAATGTAGATGTGCAGGCAATCCTAATTTTTTTAAGAAATACTTCATTTGGGTCTGAGTATAAATTAAAAGTAACTGATCCAGCTACAAACAAACCATTTGATATTTCTTTATTATTAGAAGAAATAAATATTATTGATCCCATTCACAAACCTGATAATGATGGACTTTTTAGTTTCACATTACCAAAAACAAATCAAAATGTAAAAGTTAAATTGTTAACTTTAGGTGATGAGAAAGAATTAGACAAATTATCAGAATCATACCCACAAGGAATGGTTGCTCCTGTGGTAACTAGAAGGTTAGAAAAAAGTATTGTTGAGTTGAATGGTGATACGGACAGAAATAAAATATCATCTTTTATAACACAAATGCCAATTGGCGATTCTAAATTCCTTAGAAAGTTCCTCACAGAGTGCGAACCTAAATTAGATCTTAAAAGAAGTGTAATGGCCCCATCAGGAGAAAAGGTAACAGTTAATCTGTCCTTCGGGCTTGAGTTTTTTCGCCCTTTCTTCGAATCATAAATTAAATTTAATGGATGAGATTTTCTATCTCGCAAAGTATGTCAACTTCACTTATAGTGATATAATGAGCATGCCAACATTCGAGAGAAGATATTTTGTTGACAAGTTGATCGAGTCGTTCAATAAAAATTAACTTTTAATATTTATTATAAAAAGTAAAATATGTTATTATTTTTTGACGATACTACAACACTTAGTGAATTTGATCAGTTAGGTACTTCCTATGGTGAAATAGTTAGTAACCTTACAAGTGCGTTCAAAAAGGGAATTACACAAGGTTTTGAGAATGGTATATCAACCTTGACTGCTATGAACGATAGTGCTTTGAAACTACAAAAGACTATTGGTAGTGGTGTTGTAATGAGTACCGATCAGTTTAGAAATCGATTGATTGATTCATATTTAGATGTTGTAAAAATGGGCGGTAGTGTTACCGATGTAACAGATGCGATGTCCGAATTGGCTACAGAATCAGGAAAAATAGTACAACCAAGTTTTGAAGTGGCAAAACAAATGGTTGCCCTTTCTAAAACAACAGGATTGGCAACCAAGGAGTTAGGTAAGATGGAAGGTGCTTTTCTGAGGTTGACAAAGTCACAAACTAAAAGTGCTGAAAAAATGGCCGAGATTGCAAAAATTGCAAGACAATCAGGATTGGATGCCTCACAACTTTTGCAAAATGTAAACAAGAACTTACAGTTAGTAGACTCATACGCATTTAAAGGTGGAGTTGATGGTCTAACACAAATGACAGCAAAGGCTCAGTCTTTGAATGTTGAATTGGGGGATATAGTTAGTGAACAAACTATGGAAAATTTGTTGGACCCTGAAAAGGCTATCGAAATGGCACAAACACTTAGTATGATTGGCGGATTTGGTTCTGACTTAACAAATTTCACACAACTTTTAAATGCAGGAAGAAACGATGTAGGGAAACTACAAGATTCATTTATTAATCTTGCAGAATCAGCATTTAAGGTAAATGACGCAACAGGTGAAATAACGATAGATGCTCTACAAAGAGATAGGTTAAAGGCATCTGTTGAAGCGATAAATGGGGACTACAAAAAGTTCATTCAAATTGGTAGAGAGGCTGCAAAACAAACTGCAATATCGAACAAACTTATTACTGCTGGCTTTGATTCTAAAATTTCACCAGAATCAATGAACTTGGTTAAATCCCTTACTGAAATAGGAAAAGGAGGTAAATTAGAACTTAAAATACCTGGATTCGAAACTAATGATTTAGTCAAAACCCTTCAAAATAATCCTGCGGCTCTTGAACAGGCGTTAAAAGATTATAAAGATAAAGCTGACCTTTCAGATAGGCAACTTGCTGAACAAACATTAGGTGTTCAAGAATCAACGCAAAGGGATGCTAGAATAATTAGGGATGTTGTGTTAAAAAGTTTGTCTGAAACTGAGAGAAATAATGTATTGACTACAATAAAGGAAGGACAACAATCGTTATTTGAAGGAACACAAAATGTTGCGAACGGTCTTAAAGACATACCAAAAGGACTTTTAACAAATACTGCCGAATTAAGAACTATGATTTCAAATACTAAAGGCGAAATTGATAGACAAAAACCCTCAAGGTCAGATACTGAGGGTGCTAATTTACCTAAAGCGGTTGAAGCTATAGACCTCCTACAGGAGGATGCTTTTTTTGGGGAAGGAAAAAAAATGTTATCTTTAGGTAAGGGTGAAATGTTTGATTTTATTAAAGACGACCAAGCAATTTTTGCACCCGATTTAGATAAGAAAATAGGTCTTTTAACTGAAACATATATGAATGCAAGTTCATTTTCAGATACACTTTCTAAAAATGTAAGTTTGAAAGGACCTGAAGAAAAAACACTTCCCCTACAACAAATTGTTACAAAACAAGAAACTTCACAAAACATTACACAAACGGTAGATAATAATTTCAATATAAGCGTTGATTTGAATGTTAAAGGGTTGACATCCGGACCTTTAGCCGAAATACTAACAAGAGACGCAGAATTCCAAAGAAGCCTTAAAAATAAGGTGATGGAAATATTCAGTCAAAAAAATCTATTGTCCAAGTCTAAAACAAGATTTGAATCATAAAATTAGTATTCAATCTATTTATTTAAAAAACAATAGATGAATAGCCCACTATCATTTAATTCGACTGAAAACTTCAGAAAAAAATTACAAGTTCGTAATCTTGAACCATACAAGGTAGACGGATCTTTTTCATTTGACATATTAAATGTTGCCTCAGAAATTGTTCTTGTTGATTACTCGGTAAGTAACTTACCTGATGTGACAGTTGAACAAAAAATTCAGGAAGAAAGATTAATTAAACAAAATAAATTTAATCCAGTTGGCGGATTTGGAGATACTATTCAAATCAACATCAACAAAAACAATCAAAGTAATTTAGGTAATTACGGATACAAAAACACTATAGGTTCACAATTAGAAACTATTGGGGATACTACAGAAAAATTACTTTATGTTCAAAACATATATGGACCTGTAGACTTTTCAAATTCATTTGGAAATACAATTGATATAAATAAAAATCTTAATACAACATCTAACAAAGGTGTTTATGGGTATATTAATACTGAAGGAAGTTTACTTGAAACTTTTGGGGTACAGAAAGAAACTGAACTTATTGTTATAAATCAATATGGTCCTGACCAAAATGACAGTAGAAATACTGTAGTACCTAATATTAACAAACAATCCAAACCAAATGAAGGTCACTATGACTTTTCAGATACATTAGGAAGTGATTTAGAAAAAAAGGGTAGAACATCAAAAGAAGAACAAATTGTTATTAACCAATATGGTCCTGAGGGTCAACAGAGTACTCAAACCATAAACCCTAATGTCAACAAACAAACTAAATCTAACGAGGGAAATTATGGACCTTCTGATGCGATTTTTAGTCCGTTAGAGTTAGAAGGGGATAAAATGGAAGGACTATTAAGGGTCTTGAACAAATACTCACCAACTAATATACAAAATGGTTATGGTAACTCAGTGTTGTTCCCGACATTGGTAATCGGATCCAACCAAGGAGACTATGATTATGTTTCAGATGGACCAAATATAACTGCTGACCAATCAAGAGCAAATGCATATGTGACTAACTTTTTTGGACCTGACGGAGGGTTCAATGGTCAAGTAAACCCAAACACAAACAACCAAACACGACCAAATTCAGGCCCATATAGTTATGGAGGTTCGTCTCCGAACCTTACTACTGAACAATCACAATTGATATCCTATTTGGCAAATGTCTTCGGGCCTGAGGATCAACCGAATGGTTTTGGACCCATGATCAATCCTAATTTGAATTTTCAAACACAGGCGAATCAGGGTGAGTATGACTTTACGGCATCTGCACCAAATAAGACAACCGAACAATCTATTCAATACAACTATATTAAAAATCTATATAATACAGGAGAAGGGACCTATGAACCGTTAGTTATTGATGAATTGTTCCCTGACACTTTGAATAGACCATATGCTAATAGTGATACAACATTTTCATTTGTTGCCTCGTCTTATAGTCCTTTTGCAATTCTTACAAGTGATAATCCTAACGGTAGTGAGGGTTCTTTGAGTAACGACTCAAACTTGGCAAAAATTGCCGCAAAAAAACTTCAACAAGAGTTTAAATCAAGAGTTGCTGCTGAATTATACCAACAAACGGTAGGTAGGTCTATTTTAACAAGTTCTACTGTAGGACCTCCGTCTGGTGGAATAGGAAATACGCCATCATTAGATCCGTTTGATATTTTAGGAGTTGCCACCAATAATGTTCCTTTAATACAAAAAAACTTTTCTATTACTGAACCCGCAACAATTGTTGGTGACATTTTAAACTTTACATCAAGAATCGCTGGACTTTACTCACCATACTCGATTATACCTGGTGAATACTTTGATTTTCCTGAAAGAAACTTTTTGAGTCAGGCATTGGCAAACCCAATTGGGGGTATTGGAAGTTTAGTTAGTAACTTCTCAAATAAAATATTATCGGCCAATATTGATTCAGGATCAGAAAGATTCTTAGCCAACACATCAAGAGCAACAAGATCATTATTGTTTGATCAATTATTTTTTAATGCTTACAGACCCGATTATAATTTTGAATCATTATTGAACCCAAACTTGTCGGCACCAAAACCAAATTTTTATATTGGAAACACTAAAAATTTTGTTAGAGATGTAGTAAGTCCTAAAAATGAGTTACCCTTAGGTAAGGGTGATCAACCAAGTATAGGTCCTGTTTTTGACTATGGAGAACTCGGTAAAGAATACGAAGGTAACCAAGTTAATAACCGATTTTTTGGAATCAACTCAAGAAACTTCTTTGATGGTGCATCAGACACAAAGGGCGTTATTGGGGGTGGATCTTTAATTGGGAACTTTACATGGACCACATCAAATAATACATATATAAAACCAGGACAACCTGTTGGATTTAATAACCAAGCGGTTAACTCCACAAACAGTGGATTAGATGAATTATTAAAAAATACATTCGATAAATCTAAATCATCTGGTTTAAATTTAACAGACGGTTCAATATTAGACATTACACAAAAGTTAGTTGATGCAGGAAGCAGGTCATCAAACAAAAAACAACATGTCGGAAATGCAATCAACCAAGTATCCAAAGTCTTTAACGATGGTTATATGGAAATGACAAAAGGGTCAAGAGTTTTTAGATATGTCACCCCAACATCAGTTCAACCTAATCCTGACAATCCTGTGACGGATGTTCAAGGATATGAATATTGTAGATTGTTTACAAAAGATAGACCTTACTACACATATAGAAATCTTCAGAAAGGAAAATTAAGAAACAATAAAGGTAATATCAGAGGTGCGTCTTATTCAGTTTTAGATTCTACATATAACTTGAATATTGCTCCGATGACAGGACCTGATTCGACAAATATACAAAATGGTAGAGTAAAAAAATATATGTTCTCTATTGAAAATTTGGCTTGGAGAACATCTAATAAACCGGGTTATACTGTGGACGATTTACCTGGATGTGAAATAGGTCCAGGTGGTGGTAGAATCATGTGGTTTCCACCATATGATTTAGTTTTTGATGAAAATACAAGAACAGATTGGGAGGGTAATACATTTTTAGGTAGACCTGAACCTATATACACATATAAAAGTACGGAAAGAAGTGGGTCACTAAAGTGGAAGATTGTAGTTGACCACCCGTCGATCATGAATATTTTAGTTAAAAGAGAATTAGAGTCACAAAATACTTCTGTTGCTACAAAAGTAATTGACTCATTTATTGCCGGTTGTACTGAGTATGATATTTATGACCTTTTGAAAAAGTATGGGTCTTTCAGTTTGAACGACATTTATCAAGTAGTCTCAACCCTATCTACTGAATCACTTCAAGAAGTAGCTAAAGAACTTCCAAATGAAACCATACAGTCTGAAGTAACTATTGAAACTAGTGTCAATGTAGAACAACAAAGTTCTGGACAAACTGATACAACAATAGCCGAAGACTTACAAACCGAGATATACCAAGACATACAATTATTGTTTCAAGAAGCAAAACCTGGATCGACAGACACTAGTGGTTCATATGAAGAATATTATACTGAATTGATAAACGCTGAGTCAGATTATAGTACTGCCGGTATAAACGGAGGGGGGAATAACTTCGCAGATAAACTATATTTTTATGGTGGAAATGCGGTTACAAATGCCCCTGCAAACTTTTCGTTGGCAGAATACATAGACACTAGAAAAACTTCAATATCGGGGGTGTTCAGCTTCCTTAAACAAGAATACGATACTTTCAAAGAACTTCTTTCAAAAATATTAACACTATGTGATTCAGGAAATAAAATAGTATTAGATGTTATTGGATCTGCTAACTCAAACAACAATAGCTCAGTTAACTATAATAATTCATTATCACAGAGAAGAACTAACTCTGTAATCAAAACGATTACGGACTTTACTGAAGGTGATTTAAATATGAAAGACATGATTGATAAAAAGTTACTTGAATTTTCTACTTCAAGTAATGGTGACAATCAAAAAATTAATGAAACGGATTACCGTGATATTGACTGTTCCAAACCATTTAGTAACTCAACAATACTTAAATACTCGGTTCAGGGTATGATGTGTAGAAGAGTTAGAGTCGGTGTAAAATCACAAACACCACCACCAACAGAACCGGTGGTTGGTACAAATACAGATGTTACAGAACAACCAGACAGTGAAATTCCAAATCCATTAGCTGCTGACATTAATACATTAACAGACTCACAACCACAGTCAGAAAGTTCACCAGTAGTACGACAAGTAAAAAAACAAACTTTAACTAATAAGTTAAGAGAAGGAATTACCAAAAAATTATTGAGAAAACTTTTGAGTGAGTGTGATTATTTTGAAATGATTCGTGAACAAGATCCTATGATTTATGATGGAATCAAAAGTAGAATCAAAAACTTTAATCCTATATTCCACTCAATAACACCCGAAGGGTTGAACGCAAGATTGACATTTTTACAACAATGTATGAGACCAGGAGATACCATACCAACTGCAGTTGAAACAGGACAAGGTGGTACATCTTTAGTCTATAATGATGTAACAAATAGTGCTTTTGGTTCTCCACCTATTTGTATTTTGAGAATAGGTGACTTTTATCATACAAAAGTTGTTTTTGAGAGTCTTGACATTAGTTACGAAAATGCGGTTTACGATTTGAACCCTGAAGGTATTGGAGTTCAACCAATGATTGCGAGTATTTCAATGAATGTTAAATTTATTGGAGGACATGGGCTAAAAGAACCCGTAGCACAACTTCAAAATGCTCTATCCTTCAACTATTATGCTAATACAGAAGTTTATGATGAAAGAGCTACAGAAACAGAAGAACTAAATCCTGAATTCGAAAAACAATTAATTGAAGATATAAAAAATGAAGCCGGAGTGCCTCCTCTTACAAGACCTGCGGTAAATGACGGTGGGGTAACAATTGGTACTATTACCAATTCTTCTTTTGATGTTAATACATCACAGGTTATCGGGGACATCAATTACAAAGATAACATGAATAACATGATTTCTGCAACCGAAAACTATATCAGTAATATTAATACTACTTTAACCGATCTTAAAAACGATCTTTTATGGGGTGGATTAATTTTTTACACGGCAGAAAGAAAATATAGTGAAGGTCAATTTGATTGGTTATTGGGAGCACAACCACAAGTAGTAAAAATATTTGGTAAACCCGTGAACTACCAAAGTAAAGTTGATTTACTTTTCGACCAAGCTAAATTAGATATTGAAAACGATTTATGTCCGTTGATAGCACAACTCACTAACCAATCCTTTGCGTCAAATAACTCAACAAGAAAAGTTAAAAGAAGATTAACGGAAATGGTCGATTCAAGAAAAAGTATTTTCTTACAATCTCTTGAAAAAAATACATCTAAACTAATACAAGAAGAAATTAATTTCATCAAAAATTCGGATCAGATCAATTTTGTTTTAAGTCAGGTTGACGGTTATAAAAATAAAAGGGGTGGTGCAGTAATATATGACATATCAGGAACAACTGAGGTTGACCCGACTAGTGCTGGCGCCGCTAATACATATGATGAATTAAAAGACGATCTTTTAAAAATCGGAAGTGATCTTAATGAATTGAATGACAAGTATGGTACATATCAAATGATTCCAAGCGGATCTACTAAAATATACAATGACAGTTTCAACTTTGATGTTTATATCGATTCTGTGGTTCCGCAAGATGTTAGATTCTTCTTAATATTTGGAAAAGAAATTTTACAAGACAGAAATAAGTTTATGGACGATGTTGTATCAACAATAACTCAAGATCTTAGTGTTAGTAATTATAGATCATTTATGTTTGCAAACATAGGTATTAATGCAGGGTCAGGATCTGTTCAAGTTGGAAATCAAACTACGGTAATACCTAATGGAAGATTCAGTAAGTATGAAAAATCAAAACAGACATTAGACGATAATTTTAAAAACTTCAATAATCAATATTTTATTTCTAAGTTCCCTAATAACAAATACATTACCTTTAACAAAAACAAAACTAGAAAGTTCACTTTTGTTAAACAAGACCCGGTCAACCCTGCTAATCAGCAGAACTTATTCGACTTGTGGTCAACAGTTGACTCAACTGACAATTTATTTAACTTGAAAAAACAAATGGTTTAATATGCAATACTACAATAGATATCAGAATTTTTTTGTTAATGGACAACAAACTGTTGTTCCTTATGTGACATTACCCACAAGACCATCTGACCAAAAATACATTTATAGAACTAATAGAAGTAGGTTAGATAAGATTAGTTTTGAGAAATATGGATCACCTTATTTTGGGTGGTTAATATTGATGGCTAATCCTGAATTTGGTGGATTGGAGACAAATATACCTGATGGAACTATATTAGCTATACCATATCCATTATTAGGTGCTCTTTTGGACTACAAAAATGCGGTAGATACACATATTTTTTATTATGGCAGATAACTTTTCAAAAAAACCACTTTATATTGAAACCGATTACGACAACATTATTTCAATAGACCCAAATAAAATTGTTGATAATAATGTAATCAAAGATCGATTAGTCGATCATGAGGAGTTAGTAATTTATGCTAACCTTGAAACTAAAGTTGTGCCAAGAACAAAATTGGCGGTTGGAGAAACATTGGACATATTTAATACATCTGTTGCTAGTTTAAAATCAAGTTCTAACGACCCGAGCTTAGTCATCAATTTTTTACAACCACAAGGTAAAAAGTTTTTTGACACATCTTATACTGATCAGTTAACTGGTAAAGGTGCGAAAACTGCAGAAGGGTCAAATCAGGCCGTAAGAAATGTCAAAGGAACAAAAGACACTTCAAATTATGAAGACACTCAAATGTTAGGAATTGAAACAATCAATGTGACGGTGAATAGTATCGGTGTACCAAAAGTTTCGATGAGATTAATTGATGTGCAAGGAAGAACTTTATTTGAACAAGGTGAAAAATCCCTTTATTCCGTGTTCTTCAACATGCCTTATCCACTATTTTATTTAACACTCAAAGGGTATTATGGTAAGGCAATAAGATACGCATTGAATTTATCGAGTTTTAATGCAACATTTGATTCAGGAACTGGAAACTATCAAATAAGTTTGGAGTTTATTGGAAAGTTAACAGGTCTTCTAGCTGATACTTTATTGGATTATGGAATCGTAGCACCAAAAATGTTTCCAACTAATATTCAAACAACCGACCAGACAAATAACAGTGCCACGCCAAATGCTACAGTAAATACCCAAATAACACAAACATCGGTAGGTGCACAAAAATTAGATGAGGTGTACGGTATTTACGAATCCAAAGGTTTAATCCCAAAGGGTTTCCCAAGACTAACAATAGAAGAGTTTTTTTTGAGAGCGGAGAATTATGATTTATCTGTACAAGAATCAATTGAAAAGGGTGACTTTACTGTTTTAAATGATGTTCAAACTTTTAACAATATACTTGATGAGTTAGTTGATACTGTATATAATAAAGTTCTTACAAATTATTTAGATAACGATAGTTACATCATCAAAAACAATCAAATTTATTATCCTTACAAAAGAAACATTGACTTTGATTTTAGAAACCAACTTGTCAAAGACATTGAAGCCGAAATTAACGCGGCAGTTAAAGACCTCAATAATAACACATCTTTTGGGACTGGTGAAAACAAAGGTTCATATAAAATTGGTAATACTACTTTTGAAGGTCAATCTATTCCTGTTTCTTTGTCTGTAGATGATATTGTTAAAAAATTCTGGTACACAGACCTGACCGAAGATGATTACAGAAGTAGTCTTTCACAAAAATTAGGAAGAAATAATTTTACCGATCAAGAGTTAAACACTTACAAAACACAAATAGCCAAAGAGTTTGAACTTTTTGGTAAAGTTAGAGATTTAAATACTGGATTAATTGTAGATGATCCAGCTCACAGCCCGACTTTTTTTACTTATGGGGAAAAAAAGATTGGTGATATTAACTATATTCAGAATAGTTTTTTTGCAAAAATTGATAAACTAAAATCAACTTTAGAATCCAAGAAAACATCTATAGAACAAAATTTTTCTGATTTACTTGCAAATAAACTTATTAATGAGAATGACGGATTAGGGTTTGCACCAACAATAAGAAATGTATTTGCAATAATTATGGCAGGTATAGACACTTTCTATAGATTGATGGATCAAACTCACTTTGACGCTTGGCAAAAAAGAAATGACCCAAAAAGAATTCAGACAGTTTTACCCCCAAGTAACAACTTTGGTATAGACTCAAAAAATCAAGTTAACTATGCGGGATCACAAAATACCGACAATGTGGTTTACCCTTGGCCAACATACTTTGTTAAAGAAAAAACAACCGATGGTGTTGATAAGTATGTTATTCAGTACTTAGGCTCACCACCATATGCTCCGACGACAAATGCATTTGACAGAACGGTTTGGCCTGAAGTATTCTTTACTGAAAAATATTTAGAAGCGGGGACACTAAAAGCTCCGGTTGGTAAAAAGTATACATATGTTAATCAAAAACTACTGGGTGACTATGCTTCATCTAATAGTTTAGAGTTTCCGTTCAGCACAATCCCATACGAGGATCCAAGTGAAATTTCATTTTTTTATGAATGGTGGGAAAGGACATATTTAACATCACACTACACGCAACTTTTCAGAGGTAACTACAAAAGACCGCAAATAGATAAATTTATTGCAGACCTTGAGTACAGTAACATAAGTAAAAATATAAATAACAAACCATTTTTACTTGAAAAATTAAAAAACAACCCTTTTGATTTAACTGTCTTAGAGGATTATTTGAAAACAATTTCCAATAACGGAGCATCTACAAAATATTGGAACTACGAAAGGGACAATTTTACTACGGAATACATCAATACACTAATAAGTAAAGATTATGGTCTATTTAGTATGGACACTATTGACGGTGCAAGTTTGACATTAGACACAAGCGTACCATTAGTTGAAAATTTTAAAAACTATTTGAGTGATACGACTACTAACGAACTGAACTTTTTTGATGTATACGGATTATATAAAACCGATGATCCTAATGTTATTTATAACACTGATGACACATTTATTTTCTTTGAGGACAAAAAAACGGTCGCTAGGCTTAAAGAGAATTCTTCAGGAAACAAATTGACATTAAACTACACATACGAAAACAACATAAATAAAAATTTTAATTCACAGGTATTCGTAATACCTAATAGTGCAACCCCAATTAAAACTTCAATAGATCTTATCAATTACTTCACAGTTAAATATCCTGATTATTTATACAGTAATTATACTGATCTTAATTTATTATATTCTAATTATTCAGGATTGGTAACATCTGAACAAGTTACCTCTATGGTTAACACCCCGTATTTTATAAATGCTTTATTGAAAGGTATTGATAATGAAAAAAATGGAGTAAGTA